TCAGTCGGGCAACGATCCGGTCGGGCTGCTAGCCGCCGAGGTGGCGCACTTCGCGCCGACGCCCGACCCGTTGGCGGCCTACCGTGGAATGTCGTGGCTGACCCCGGTTCTGCGCGAAATCCAGGGCGACCAGGCGATGACCCGCCACAAGCGGTCGTTCTTCGACAATGGCGCCACGGTCAACATGGTGATCAAGCACAAAGAGGGTGCCCAGCAGGCTGCGGTCGAGAAGTGGGTCAAGGAGTTCGACTCGAAGTTCGGCGGGGTGTCCAACGCCTACAAGACGCTGCAGCTCTATCCGGGCGCGGACGTTCAGGTGGTCGGGTCCAACTTCAAGGACATCGAATATCGGAGCACGCAGGGCGCCGGCGAAACGCGAATCGCCGCCGCCGCCCAGGTGCCCCCGATCATCGTCGGCCTGTCCGAGGGGCTCGAAGCCGCGACGTATTCCAACTACCTGCTCGCCCGTCGGCGGTTCGCCGACGGCACGATGCACCCGCTGTGGAAGAACGCCTCGGGGTCGTTCGAGGACATCCTCGCCATCCCCGGCGGTGCCGGTAATCACCTCTGGTACGACACCACCGACGTGTCGTTCCTGCGTGAGGACGAGAAGGACGCCGCCGAGATCGCAGCCGCGAAGGCCGCGACGATCAACTCCTACATCACCGCCGGTTACGAACCTGAGTCGGTCGTCAAGGCGGTCGAGGCCAATGATCTACGGCTGCTGGTCCATTCGGGCCTCTACAGCGTGCAGCTCCAGAAGCCGGGCGCTGATACACCCAGTCCGACAACCCCGCCCGCCAGCGCGACCGAGCAGGGCCAAGGAGGTACCGAATGACGACCACCGAGAATCGGGCCGTTCGGCCGCCGCTGGAGTCTGTGCGCGAGACACCGTTCTCACTGTGCCGCTCGGCCGATGATGACGAACCCGGCGACGGCCTCACGCTCGACGGCTACGGCGCGGTGTTCGGCACCCGCACGATCATCGACAGTTGGGAAGGCCGATTTGCCGAGGAGTTCGCGCTCGGTTCGATGAAGCGGTCGTTCCGCGACACCCCGCCCAAGGTCCAGTTCGACCACGGCCGGCACCCGATGATCGGCTCCATACCCATCGCGGCGCTGCGTTCGATCGCCGAGGAGGTCGACCCCGAACTGGCGCCCAACGGCGGCGCGCACATCGTGGCCCGAGTGTTCGACAACTGGCTCATGGCGCCGGTGCGTGACGCCATCGCGGCCGAGGCGATCAACGGCATGTCGATGCGCTTCTCGGTGGTCCGCGAAGTGTGGACGACGTACGACGGCAAGCCGATCCGCGACGAGCAGACGCTGATGCAACTGCTGCGCGAGGCCATCTACGACGACGTGCCCGACGAACTACTCCCGATCCGCACGGTCAAGGAGGCCAAGGTGCCCGAGATGGGTCCAGTGGTCTGGCCGGCCTACACCGAGACCTCGGTGTCGATGCGTTCCCAGGTGATCGACCTGGGACGCCTCCATGAACCCGAGCAGCGAAAGTTGCTCGCTACGGCGGTATTCCTCGCGGATGCCGCCGAGCAGGACGACGACGCGCAGCGAGACGCCACCGAGCAATCGGCCGCAGTCGAGCACCCGTCCGAGTCCGACGACGCGCAGCGATCCACCGCCATTCCGGCCGTAGGTGAGCACCCGTCGAAATCGCGCCGAGCCAAGGAACGAGCGATCGACCTGGCCGAAGTGCGCACGTCGATGAAGTCCATCTACAAGAAGAAAGGCTCACTGAAATGAGCGACATCGATCCCCAGGACGAGGCCCGCGGTAGCGGCCCGACCCTGACCCATTCCCAGTCGGTCAAGCGCCTCGAAGAGGTGTTCGCCCGCATGGAGGAACTCGGCGAGGCCGACGAACTCAGCCCCGAAGAGGATGCCGAGTTCGCCGAGCTGCGTTCGGAGTTCACCGAGGTCGACGAGCACCGCAAGCGCCTGGAGCGCGCCGCGGAGCTGGCCGCCGTCCGCACCGCCGCCGCCGGGGTGAAGTCCTCGCGCAAGCTGCGCGTCGACAGCGGCTCGCAGCGTGGCCGCGACGAGTACGACCGCGACTCGATCCTCGAACCCGATTCGGTCGAGGACTGCCGATTCCGCAACCCGTGGGATCTGTCCGAGGTCCGCACCTTCGGCCGTGACGGCGGCGAGGTCGCCGGCGAACTGCGTGCCCGCGCACTGTCGGCGATCGAGAAGATGCAGGGCGCATCCGACGACATCCGCCAGGCGGCCACGCACATCATCGAGCGGTTCGACTCGAAGGACTCGCGGCTGGCCCGCCAGTGCCTCGTGACCTCCTCGCCCGAGTACCTGCGGGCATGGTCGAAGATGGCCGTCAGCAAGGGGCACACCCTGACGCCGGCCGAGCAGCGCGCCATGAACGAGGTCGAGCAGTTCCGCGCCATGTCGCTGACCGATTCGGCCGGCGGCTACCTCGTTCCGTTCCAGCTGGACCCCACGGTGATCGTCACCTCCAACGGGGTGCGCAGCGACATCCGCCAGGCGGCCCGCGTGGTCGTCGCGACGGGTGACACCTGGAACGGCGTCAGCGCGGCCAATGTGTCGTGGTCGTTCGATGCGGAAGGTTCCGAGGTGTCCGACGACGCCCCGAGCTTCGCGCAGCCGTCGATCCCGAACTACATGGCCCGTGGCTTCGTGCCGATCTCCATCGAGGCGCTCGACGACGAGCAGAACGCGGCCCAAGAGGTCGGCCGTCTGCTCGCCGGCGGCAAGGAGGATCTGGAAGGCACCAAGCTGATCCTCGGATCGGGCTCGGGTGAGCCGACCGGTCTGATCACCGCGCTGGTGGCATCCTCGCCGACCGTGATCGCCACCTCGGCGACCACCGACACCTTCGCGCTGGCCGACGTGTACGCCCTCCAGGGCGCACTGCCGGCGCGCTACCGGGCCAACGCCTCCTGGCTGGCGAATAACCTGATCTACAACAAGGTCCGGCAGTTCGACACCGCGGGTGGCAACGGCCTGTGGGCGCAGCTCGGCGACGGTCGGCCGTCTGTCCTGTTGGGCCGCGAGGCCCTGGAGGCCGAGGCGATGGACGGTGTGATCAACACGTCCGCGGAGAACTACTCGCTGGTGTTCGGCGACTTCTCCAACTTCGTGATCACCGACCGGATCGGCATGAGCGTCGAGTTCATCCCGCATCTGTTCCACACCAGCAACAACCGGCCCTCGGGCCAGCGCGGCTGGTTCGCCCGGTACCGGATCGGTTCGGACTCGGTGAATGACGGCGGGTTCAAGCTTTTGAACATTACCTAGTCCGACCCAACATGGTGAGAGCTGGGGCGGCGTGAAAGCCGCCCCAGCTCAACCAGAATCAAGGAGAACCTGATGGCGATCTACGCAGCCAAGGAAGCATTCACGTTCGACCAGGGCGGCGTGCCGCGGTTCTTCTCCGCCGGCTCCCTGGTCTCCGACGATGACCCGGGATTCAAGGGCCGCGAGCATCTGTTCGAGCCCGTCGAGGTCACCGCAGCCACCCGTGCCGCTACCACCGAGACGGCGACCGCCGGCCCCGGTGAGACGCGATCGCGCCGGCCACTCAAGAAGTCCACCGAACCGAAGGACGAAGACTGATGCTCAACGTCTACTCCAACACCCTGGCCGTCAAGGCGCTGGCATCGGGCACCGTCCAGACCGGCACCACCACCGGCGTCGCGATCGACACCGGCCTGTACGGCAACAACTTCCGCGACGTGCTGTTCGTCGTCCACTCGGGAGCGTTGACCGATGGCAGCTACGCCGTGACCGTCGAGGAGTGCGACACCAGCGGCGGCACCTACGCCGCGGTGGACTCCTCGCGCGTCCTGGGGTCGTTGCCGACATTCGCGGCCACCGATGACAACGTGTGGAACTCGTTCGGCGTTCGCCCGACGAAGCGGTACGTCCACATCGTCGTCACGGCCACCTCGGCAACCACCGGCGGCGTCCTGGCCGCGACCGCGGTCCTGGGCAACGGCGGCAACAACCCGGTCGCGCGTTCCTGACGCATGCCCGAGCTGGACACCTCCGACCTGCCGGCCGCGGTCCTCGCCCGATTCGCCGACGACAACGCCGCCCAGGACGCCATCGACGCTGCACTCGCTGCGGCTCGGCGGCACTGCGGATGGCATGTGTCGCCGGCGAAGTCGGAGACGATCGCGGTCGACGGGCCCGGTGGACGAGTCCTCTCACTGCCCACGCTGAACCTGACCGGCGTGACATCGGTGACCGAACTCGGTGTCGCCGTGGACGTGTCGAAACTGGACTGTTCGCAGCGCAAGGGCACACTCACCAAGCAGTACGGCTGCTGGACCGGGCGCGACGGGGCGATCAGCGTCAACATCACCCACGGCTACACCGAGGACGAGGCGATCGACTGGCGCGTGGCCATCCTCGCGTTCGTTGATGCCCGCAGCCAGGTGGTCGAGCGCGCCGGCGATGAGAAGCGCCGCAAGGTCGACGACGTGGAGACCGAGTGGTTCGAGGCGGCGATCTCGACCGACGCTGAACTCCAGGCCCGGTTCTCGCAGTTTCGGATCCTGCCGTCGCCATGACCAGCTTCGGCGGCCAGACAATCACGATCGCGACGACCACCCCGACCGATCCGCCCACCTACGACGAACTCGGCCACGAGATCGTCACCACTGACGAGGTGGACGTGGGCGGCTGCCGACACCGGCCTCTCAACGTCAGCGAGACGCCTGAGTGGATCACCAACGTCGGCACGCAGGTATGGAAGACAACTGCTCCACCCGTCGATGAAGTCCTGGCGCTCGGCACCGAGAGCACGTTCGACGAGAGCGGCGTGACGTACCAAGTGATCGCAGGTGTGCAGCCGTTCCGCGACATGAACGGCAACCTGTTCAAATGCACGATCTTGTCCAAAGTCCAAGAGGCATAGGAGCTCCATGAGTCTCTACACCGTGACCGAGCCGTGCGTCATCGGCCAGCTGCACTACGCCACCGTGCCGACACAGCCCATCGAGGTCGACGACGAGGTGGCGGCCCCGCTGGTCGAGGCTGGCTCGCTGGTGCCGTATAGGGCTGGCGCGTTCGTCGAGCCGTTCGCGCCTGACGCCTTCAAGCTCCCAGCCGAAAAGCCACGCAGCCGCAGCCGCAAGGCCACCGAGGACTAGTCAGCTCGTGTCCCGCTCCAGCCGATCGAGACGGGCACGCAACTCCGCAACCTCTTCGTCGGTCCGTGTCGACTTCTCGCGCACGGCATCGAGGGCGTCCTCCAGCTTCTTCTGGCGAACGTCCGTCCGGCGATTGAACTCCATCTGCATGGCAAACGCAGATGCTACGACCTGGAAGGCATTCCGCACCTCGGGATCGACGTTCGACAGGTCGACGTTGACCACCTTAGAATGACCACGTGCGAGCGCCCGAGAGGAGCGGCGCTGCTGGCCACGGGCGAGGCGCAGGTGCTCCTCAGGTTCGACGATTCGGTATCCGACGTTCTGCACAGCCTCGACGGCATGTTTGTTCTCAAGTTCAAGCTCCTTCGAGGCTCGCCGCATCGCCAATTGGATGGTGTGCCGGTCCTCGATCGGATCAAGGTCGAGAGCCTCGGCCATCACCTCGTAATTGAGAACGTCGCCCACGGTCCGGCCGGACAGAAGGTCGTAGAGGATGCGCCAGCGGGCAGTTTCACCAGCGGGCTCGAACGGGCTCACGCGGCATCCGCCTTGGCGATCTGCTGGACGGTCGCGGTGAACCGGCCGAACCGGGGCCGCCAGTCGCCGAGTCCGATGAGCGATCCAGCGTTGCTGGCGATGGTCACGAGGTCGTCGAGTTCGAGCACCGCAGGATCGAGCACCCCCTCGGCCTGCACTGCCCATTCCGGAAACCAGGGACGGCAGCGCCTCGTCCGCGAGGTGCCAACCTTGACCGAGGCCATGTGCCGCCAACCTTGATCCCAAAGGCTCTGTTCGGCTCGGGGACCTTTGTAGGACAACGGATTGACATCCGTCGAGATGAACACTCCGCGCGTGACCTTGACGCCCATCTTGGTCAGCTTGGCGCCATCGACCAGGCATCGGGCGATGTTCTCGCCGGGGATGAACGGGCCGACATCGGGATCGAGGTATAGACCTCCTGCGAACTCAAGGCGGGCGATCTGCTCATGGTCGTCGTCGGTTTTCTGACGCTTGCTCGTGACCTTCTTGAGCGCCTTGGTTGCAGGGTCCAGCGGGTTGGACAACCTGCTGTTGTGCATGAGTAATGGGGCCGTTCCGGTCAGCGTGATGGTGAAGTCGATCATCTTTGTCTCCTAGTCGAGTTGGGGTAGATCCCTTGCCATGCCAAACCCCGGCCTGTCCGGTGCAGACATGCCGCGCCCGGCCGTGCCGTGGCCAGCCACGCGCTCGTGGTGAGAGTCGAACTCACGTAACCGGTTCACGAGCTAGGTAGATCCCTTGCCTAGGCGCGTCCTGCACTGGCCCGCCCCACCAAGACACGACCGGTCGAGCCGCGCCATGTTCCTGCGTGCTCGTGACCGGAGTCGAACCGATCCGCAGAACCAACCCGAGCCTCAGGTAGACCCCTTGACCTGCCGCGCAGCGCCCAGCACTGCCTCGACGAGGCTTGCCATGGCCCGCCCAGCCGATGTAATAAATCATGACATACGACGGCATACAGACGCAATAGATAGGGGAGGTGTTCAATGGCGAAGCTGACTGATTTCATCGACCCGGACGTGATCGCTGAGTACCTCGAAACTAGCGAGGACATTCTCGCCGGCAAGATGGCGCTCGCCCAGGAGGTTGTCGACTATGCCCAGTCGATCGCACCGGTCGACAGCGGCGACTACAAGGCCGGCATCCGCGTGCGTCGCTACGGCAAGTCGGGCGTCGGTATCGAGTTCTCCGATGACGCAAGCTCGTTCGTAGAATATGGCACCGAGGACACACCCGAGTTCGCCGTGATGCGCAAGTCGATCGAGCACTTCCAGAACCGATGACGACCCCGCTCTCGGCCTACGCGCCCGAGGACATCACCACCGCCCTCATCGCCTGGCTGACCCCACTGCGCCGCACGTCCGACAGCCGCGCCGCGTCCGACCCGCTGCCCTTCACAGTCGTCGAGCACATCACCGGTACCGAGGACGCGGACATTGGCACCGCCGACCAGGTGGTGTCGGTCCACACCTTCGTGGCCAAGACGGCCGGCACCACGGTCCTGCGTGACGAGACGACCAAGACGCACCGTCGGATGCTGCTGCTCAACGACATTCGCCGCATCACCATCGGCGCCCGCACGATCGGCGTCGCCTATGTCGAGGTGGTCGAGCCACCCATCCCGGTCTATTACTCCGATGTCGTGCTCAGAAAAGTGGGCCGGTATCGGATTGGCCTCCCCTACGTCGCGGTGTAGTCGCCCACTACCGCCGCACGCGAGCCCCTGGTCAACGCCGGGGGCTCGTCGCATTTCGCCCAGTCCATATCCGCCGGATGTTCGTCCGGTTCAACCCTTTTCCGAAAGGAACACGTCAACATGACGATCCCCGAAACTGGCGTCGATTGGGTTGGCGCCGGACTCTCGCTGCGGGCTCCCGAGAGCCTGCGCCGTGGCACTGGCGTCGCGGTCCTGGCGCGCGATGCGCGTGGCTCCGCAACCGATGTTTCGCCGCACAACGAGGACGGCTCGATGCGCTGGTCCCCGTTCGCGGCCGACGGCGATCCCCGCGACGACCTGCTGTCGATCATCAAGCCGGATGGGTACTTCCAGCCGAACCCCGAGCCGAACGAGGGCTTCATCAACCTCGGCGCGTTCAAGGATGGTGACGGCCCGTCGTGGAAGCCGAAGATCACCAACGACCACTTCATGATCCTCCAGTCGACCGAGCCGTACGCGAGCGACATCACCGAGCAGTCCGAGCCGTTCAGCGTGACGCCGGTCGACACCGGTACGCCATGGGTGCAGCGGTTGCGCCTCAATCGGCCGTTCACCGATGTCGACGGCAACTCGCTGATCGAGGACTCGGGGCTGCAAAACGCGGTGTTCGCCCGGCTGGTCACCAACGCCAACCCGGGGCGGCAGTTCCTGTTCTTCCGCAGCACCGAGTGGGGCGGCCTGCCGGTCTACTCCTGCGACGTGATCGCGCTGGCACGCCTCGACGATCTCGGCAGCTCCAAGATGGACAAGAAGGACTCCGAGGCGTCCGAGTTGACCTACCTGCCGGTGGCCGACGGTCGCTGCATGGCGTTGCAGGACGGCGTGTATCAGCCGGTGAAGATGTACCGGATCTGGAGCGGCGCTGGCTACACCGCGTTCGGTGGCCTGCCGGTGTTCGGCGGATCTGCCCCGACTGCCGCCACGTCGGTCGCTCTCGTCGCCACGCTGGCCTTCACTGAGCCCACCGGCCCGTCGGACCCGTGGACCTACAGGGTTCAGCCCACCACCAACGACGGCACGACGTGGGGTTCGGCCATCACGCCGACCACCGTCGCGGTGTCCGGTGGCACGGTGACGCTGACGTTCCCGGCGGCTGCCGGTGCGCAGAAGTTCCGCGCGGTGGCCACTGGCACGAACGGCGCATCGGCCAATACGGCGAAGTCGAACGGCATCACCGTCGCCGCGTCGTAACGAGCCCCTGCCGAGCGCGCGTTTGGGCGCGTTCCGCGGCCGTCCTGGGCGGCGCGCGCTCGGCAGGTCTCAACCTTCCCCACGCCCAGGGAAACGCCCACTGCCCGAAAGGAATAACGCACATGCCCGAATCAGGAAAGAACGACAAGCTCAAGGATCTGCCGACCAAGAGCCCTACGGCGGCAGCCGAAGCGCGCGAACAAGCACAGTCCTACGAAAGCCTGTTTTCACCGACCCTGTTGACGTTCGACGACGGCAGCGTCATCAGCATCCCGCCACATCCGTCGTTGCGGATGCTCGATGATGACGCTCTGGAAGCCTGGGATGCACTGCAATTCGAGGCTGAGACCTACGATCGCCACCCTGATGAGGATGTGTCTGAGCAGAACGTCTACGACGCCAACGGAAACCTTGTCACCACCTTGCCACCGACGACCCGCAAGGGTGATCTGATCGGCCCGCCGTATCGCAAGGGTGGCGTACCGATCTCGCCGCCGTGGGAAGTTCGCACCGCCCAGGCCGCGCTCGGCGAGAAGGAATACGAGCGGCTGCGTAACGGCAAGTTCGACGGCCAGCGTGGCGGCGCCCGACACGTTTGGAAGGTCTGGAACAAACAGGGATTCGAGTTGGCCGAACGGCGGGCCGCCGATCCACCGCTTCCACCAACTACGGATAGCTGATTGGCACCGCGGCGCCCGCGACGCAGACGGTCGCCTGATCCTGAGCAGCTACGAACTGCTGACCTATGTCGAATATCTCGACGACGAGAGCGCGTTCAAGACCGACGCCGAGCGTGGCGGTCACTGGCCCGACTGGAAACAAATGCTCGCCGAAAACGTGAACGAGTCCTACCGGATGCGCTCAACGTACGCGGCGGTCAACTCCGAAGGTGGAGACGCCGCATTCGACACGTCCGAGATCGAGTTCGTCGACCCGGTGGAACGTGAGCGCCGCGCCAAGGCCGATACCGCCAAGGCTGAATCAGATGCTAAGTCGCAATCCGCATTTGAGACAAAGTTGGGTTACACGCGATGACCGAAGGGAGGTAGACCGTGGCACCACTTCTCGCAGAAGTCGAAGTAGCCCTCAATGAACGGTCCTCCCGATCAGTCGCTGATCAATTGGTGGGGGACTTCAAGAAGGCGGGCGCGGTCGCCGGTCGGGAGTTCCGTAGCGGCCTGTCTGACTCCATGACCAGCTCGCAACTCAACGCCTTCACGTCCTCATTCGCCGGGTCGGTTGCGCCGCAGTTCCAGCGACATGGACGGCAGGCGGGTGAAGCGTTCGGCCGGGGCTTTGAGTTGTCGGTCGGCCAGATAGTCACCCGCGTCGTCACCTCCCTCGGCCTAGCCGGTGCGGCGTCGGCGGTGCTCTACAAGGGCTTTGAGCGTTACGAGGCCATCGATGCGGCGAAGAACCGTTTGGATAGCCTGAACCGGACGATGGCCGGTACCGGACGCGCGGCGCTCGATGTCGGTCAGGTCATGGAAACCGTCACGAAAACCGTTGAGGGCACGCCGTTCGCGCTCGATCAGGCGTTCTCGATCGCCACCCGCGCACTGGCCACCAACACCGGCGACCTCAAACGGTTTATGACCGATGTTGCCGACGCGGCGGGATTCGCGGGAACAGACATCGGACGTATCGGCGAGGCGTTCCTCGACGTTGCCAACCAGGGCAAGGTGTCGATGGAACAGCTCGGCAACCAGTTGCAGGACATCCCGATCCAAGCGTGGCTGGCCGAAACGATGCACAAGTCCAGTGCCGAAATCTCCAAGATGATCAGCCAGGGCAAGATCGGCCTCGAAGACCTGATGCGCACTGTCGAGCAGCACGCTCCAGGGTTCGCCAAGGCAGCCGGCGACACGGTGCAGGGCGCGATGGCCAACCTGCAGACCTCGGTCGCCCGTCTGGGTGCGAATTTCCTCGGAGCGTTGTTCGGGCAGCCGACCGAGGACGGCAATGAACTCGTCAACGTCCTCAAGACATTGCAGGAACGCATTGACGAAGTCGGCCAATGGGTGACCGCACATCAGAACGACATTCGTCAATTCTTCCAGGCGGCCATCGACGTCGGCGGCGATCTACTCTCGGTGATCAGGGATGTCACTGACAAGCTGGGTGGCACCGAGAACGCCGTCAAGTTTGTGGCAGCCGCGTTCCTCGCATGGAAGGCCGCTGGAGCGTTCGCGGCAGTCGTGGATATCGCCTCAAAGCTCGGGTTGATCAACACGACACTGGCCGCAACCCCCGGCTTGGCTGCTACAGCCGGCGGCTCCATCACGACAGCTCTTGCGGCGGTGCAGATTCCGACATGGCTGGCATTCCTGATGAAGTGGGGGCCAACCCTCGGCGTCGGCGCGTCCGAGGATGTTCACACGGTCAGCGATCAAGATATGGCTTCGGTAGGGCTATTTCCCGATGGCAATGGTGGATGGACACACACACCGCCGCCACTCCCAACCCCCGGACCCGGCCAGCCCGGACTGGGTGGCGAGGCGGGTGCTTCTCGGGAACGCCGCGGCCTCCCCGCGCTTCCGGGACCGTCGGGTAACCCGATCCTCGATCCAACGGGCGCGGGCGGCAGCACCGGCCTGCCCAAGGCGCCGCAGATCCCCTATCCGGCGGCGTATGGCCAACCACCCGG